TCACTTGCCTTTTCACCAAGCGACTTTGCCCAGAGTTTCCATAACTTGTTTTTCATTTACTTCTTAGACTTGTCTTTTACTGCATCAGATGCAAAGAATGCTGATACTAATACTGCAATAGATGCGAAGTATGTTGGTGCGATATCTGCGATAAGTTTTGCCGCAGTCTCTAAACCAAACCCTGCTGTAACACCAATACCGATTGGATAGACTAGTAACCCACCAAGTGAGAACCACGCCATCTTACGAATTGCATCACGTTGTGCATCTTGGTCTTCAAGTTCTTTACGTTTGAATTCAAGGTGCATTTGTAACTCTGCTTCGCTGATATGACCATCACCGTCTAAATCTGCTCCTGCAAGAGAACCATCACTATCGATGGATATTTTTTTCTTTTCTTCTGCCATTTAAAATACCTTTACTTTATATTGTTGTTCCCATAATCTAGCATCTTTCTCGTCGTTCACCATAGGGCGACCACGAATGTTCAGACTAGTATTTAGTAACATCGGTATCCCTGTTCTTGCGTAGTACTCTTCGATAATCTTACGGAAGATACTCGGACAGTCTTTCTTGACTATCTGTACACGTGCTGTTCCGTCAACGTGTGTTACTGAAGTATAAGGGTGTTTTGCAATAGAAGTATACTGCATATACTCATTCATCGGTCCATCAAAGTATTCGTGTGCATGTTCTTCTAAAACGGCAGGTGCGAACGGTCTGTACTTCTGACGACGCTTTATAGTGTTAACTGTGTCTTTCACGTCGAACCGCACATCTGCTATAAGAGAACGATTACCAAGTGCACGTGGACCAAATTCAGCAGGACCATTTGCAATACCGCATACATGATGTTCAAGTAAATGGTCTACAACTTCTTTTACATCAATCTCTCTATCGATGTTGTAACCACTATATGGTGTCCATACTAGTTTGTCAATGCCTGTTTCTTTCTCAAGAGTCATTGCCGCAGTACCGACTGCTGAACCAGAATCTGTAGGTGCAACTGCGATATGCACATCATCAAAGATTTCTGGTAGTCTTGAATTGAAAACAACGTTCTGTGCACAACCGCCAGAGTAACATAACTTGTTACCATATTGACGTGCTTCTTGCATTATACCTTCCATTGCCCAGTATGCGAACTCTTGAATACCTGCCGCAAAGTCTTCGTCAGAATATTCTTTTTTACGCCATTCTTTTAACTTACCTTTCATTTTCGCATAACGTTTGAAACTAACAGAATCTGGATTATCAACAGGAGTTTTTGTCTCAGTCTCAGGTGCAATATCTGGTAAACTATTCCACCATTCTTTCAACCATGTGACCATTTCTTCAGGTGCAGTGCCGTATGATGATAGACCCATAGTAACGTACTCGTCTTCAAGTGGACGCAGTCCTAGAATGCTTGTCGCACTCGTATAGACTAATCCAACTGACTTAGGGTACTGCCACTCTTTGATTAGATTGAATTGATTGTCGTAGATAACAGCAGTTTGTATCTCGCCTACACCATCGATAGACACCATTACTGTGTCTTCTCTATCGTCCCATGGACGTGTGTAGAATGCTGTAGCACAATGTGATTGGTGATGTTCGTGCATATCATCATACGCAAGACTTTCATACACTGGTATCTGTTCGTGTGCTGTGACAGAATTGCGTTTATGAGTTCTACCATGATCGGTAGTTAAGTCTTTACGGTGAGTCTTTTTAACACTAACGTCTTCGTAGAATACGAATGTGTCTTTGTCTTGGTCGGTAAGTTCCCACTGTTCGTCATGAACAATAGGATCATTTTTCTTTTTGGAATATCTTTCAGACTGGGATGCATGAAGCACTTCGCCCTTGTCGTTTATGATAGCAAGGGCGGCATCATGATAATATTCACTGAATCCTACGTAACGCATTTATATAACCTCATGTTTGTTTACAAGGTTATATATGCATCAATTATCCAGTAATGATTTCGTACAGTTCTTTCCAGTTCTGTACACGAGGGATAACTTTCTCGTCTGCATTGAAGTCATGCGCCATGACGTATGGGTTCAGACCTACTTTGAGACCAACGTGAGCATTCTCAGGTTTATCTTCAATCCAGTAACAACCAGTGTCACGGTACTCTTCGAGTGCTTCGTCTTTATCAGCACCAGTATCTAAGTAAGTGTACTTCTCGAATACTGTAGGACCGAACAACTCAATCAAGTTCTTAGTACGCAAGTGTTGTGCGTAGTAGTCATTACTCAGACTTGTGATTGCATGGAAAATGTAACCATGGTCTTTGTGTAACTTCTTGATATACTTGATTGCATCACGCAATGGTGGAATCTTACGAATCGTTGCAGACTCGTTAAACATCCGAACTAACATCTTCGCATATTTCTTGTCGATGTTGTAACGAATGTGGATGTCGTAAACACTTGTGTCTACTTCTTCAAAACCATGACGTTTCATCCACTGACCAAATGCGTAAACCCAGTCAAGGATTACTCCGTCACAATCTACTAATATTACTTTATCTTTCATTATATATTTCCTTCTAAAGGGTTATCTGTTGTCTATTCAAATGGACATCACGAAAACGTTCAACCATCTCAGTTGCGTATTCTTGCAACTCTTCATCTTCACATTTAAGTGCACGGTATAACAACATTTCTAAGTTTGCAGTCAGTGCACCATGAGCACTTGCGAATCCAAAACCGATATCTTCATGTTCATTTCTGAAGAACATTGAAAAGTTTTGAATTGCTTTGTCTATCTCTTTGTAACCATATTTTTTCATAATTTAATCTCTCTCTCAATTTCTGTAAACATTATCTCATAACTAAAACAAGAAGTCAAGACTTATTTTCAAAATATTTTAAATATTCTTTAACTTTTTTTGTCTCAAACTTTCGACGAGTCTTAGTGAATGCCAGTGGTTTTTCTAACTCGATTAGGTCTCCGTGGTTGGGAGCGTATGCCACACACTTTCCATTGAGACCCAAAACGTAAGTGTGGTTGGGGATATTGCTATCCCACTTGGTGATTTCTTTCAGTATTTGATACATTACCAGGCCAAGTCCTTCTCTGCAACTACTTTCTTGTAATACCCTTTCAGACAGATGAAACCATCTTTGTCTTTACGAGTGTTTGCTTCTAAAATCTTACGACCTTTCTTTGTCAATTTTGCTCTTGTAACTTTCATAATATAATTCCTTAAACTAAGTTGTAACCGATAGGACTTCCGTTGACGCTTCTCTCGCCAGGTTGTCTGATATTCTCAACAGCAACAATAACACCATTGCCTTCATCGTCTCTCAAGTGAACGTGTTGACCGTTGAAAACGTCATTTTCAACAACATATTCTTGAATGGGATGCATCGCACCAAAGTTTGCGATAACGACTTGACCTTTTTGGATAACTGGTTTATTCATAATTAATCTCTCTCTCTCAATTCAAAGTACAGTAGTATTATACGAAAAAAGTTGACCGAAGTCAACTCTTATTTTGAAAAAAAGTATTATTTTTTAGATTAATTTGTTATATCGATATAACGTTTTTCTTTAACGTGTCTCAACATATCAATCTTCCATTCACCACCTGTGTAGTGGCAGAACTTTGCTTTCTTAAAGAACTCTTCTTCTGTCGCATAGTGTGGACTATCATTCCATGTTTGGTCGATTGTCACCAAGTCAAAGTCGTGCTTCATTAACTGACCTGATATAAACGGTTGGTCATTCATAACAGACATATGTTCTTGCGGACCTTCATAGTACCAGTCTTTCCAATCCATAAAGACTTCACGCGCACGTAGACGTGCTTCACGAGTCCATACAACAACACCAGTGTTTAGTATTGTTAGTTTAGAAGGTCTGTTTGGTGGCATGACAGGTACAATAGGTACACCATGTGCACGAAACTTTCTCATGAAACTTTCATACGTTGCTTGTTTATAATCCCATGAGTTATAACCACCACCTGATTCTGTAACGTAATCAGATTCGAGTACACCAAATACTTCACCGTCTTCGCACTCATCAAAGATATTATCTTTAGTGTTGACAATGATATCTGTGTCTGCAAATAACACTTTGTCATACTGGTCAAACATAGGGTCATAGATGACTCGAAGACATTCAAACAACAATGCCGTCGGGTCATCAACACCAGCACAATGTACCATTTCATCTGAATAGTGATAATCAGCACCAATCAATTCTGCATACTCTTGGAATGATACACTTGATTCGTGTGCACACTCAAGATACAGTTCACTACGCTTACGACCTTGAATAGGTCCGCGTTCGTCGTCAATGCGTTTATTAACGACCATGTACTGAAATATCGCGTTCTTCATTAAATATTCTCTAAACGTTCCATTAATCGATTTGCACGTGCGCCTACTTGACGTGCCCATAGTGAATCTAAACCTTCTGGTGCCGCACCTGCCCAGTCTCGTTCTGCTAACTTCTTATTAAAGTTTTTGAACTTAGATAAACGTGGTCGCCCTAGATTGAATAACATGTTTACTACTACTTCTTGTACTTCTGGAGGGAAAGTCTCGTAGTCCTCTCCGTATAGTACAATACACTCTGTAATAGCAGTGTCAAGGTCTTTCTCAAAACACTCTTTAACACGTTCTTCAGTTACTGGCGTACCGACTGGTTGACCATGTTCTGGATCAGACTCAAGTACTAAGTGCCCAACACCAAATGTTGGATACCCTAGATGGTCTTCGTAGATTTCATAGACAACACCTTCGTCTATCTTTAGTTGTTCGTAAACTGCTTCTCTGGATTCTCTGTTCATTTCTTATTGCCCTTCATTAACATTTCTTTCGTCATTATATAGTCACGCACGAAGTCCGAGCGTACAATATCTGACCAAGTGAATTCGGTTATTGTAAACCTATTTAGATGTTCAAGTATCTGCATAAACTGTAAGATACCTTCTCGGTCGCTGTTCTTGACTAGGTCTGACTGATAATAGTCACCGCACAAGATTACACGACAATTGTTACCTACACGTGTAATGATACTGTCTAGTTCATGGAAGTTTAGATTCTGCATCTCGTCCACGATTAGAATAGTATCATCAAATGTTAGTCCACGAATGTGAGATGTAGAAACAAACTCAACTTTATCTTGACTGACTAACTTTGGATATGCAAGTGGATCTTCAAATAGATTACTGCATATCTGTTTGTATGGGATAGTGTATGCTTCCATCTTTTCTTCAAGTGTGCCAGGCAAGAAACCAATCTCTTTAGTTGGTACTGCTGAACGACAAATGAGTACTTTGTTCTGTGATACATTATCACCAAGTACTTCTTCAAGTGCCAAGTATAACGCACAAAACGTTTTACCTGAACCTGCTGAACCACTTAGTACAAGATTATTACCATCGTCCCATGACTTGAACACTTCTTGTTGGTTGTCAGTCATAGGTTCGATTTCACGCATATGGTGCAATTTTAGATTCATATGGGAGTTATCACTTTGTTTTGATAGTGTTAGATTCGCCAGCACCTTTCTTAATACGATTGAGTTGGTCGTTCCAACCATCTCCTGCCATACTAAGTGCTGATTTACTTCCTGATACTAAACTTGGTGCAGAACCGATATAAGATTCCCATTCAGGATTCTCTTCTCGCCATGCATCACGTTCAGATAGTTTTTGAAATTTCTCAATCACTTCACCAGTTACATTGTGTTTATATTGATATGTTGGCATAATATTTACATCCTCTAAAAATACGACGGGGAACCGAAGTCCCCCGAAGAGATACGGATCACCTACCTTATGTCAATTGTTCTTCGATTGTTTGGTCGAGATATGCTTGTTTCTTTGAAAGTTTATAAACCAAGTCATCTCTACCTTTCTTCTTCATGCGTTGGATATAATATCCTAACTCATTTCTGTCTTTCTTCAATCTGTCTAACTGTATTTTTGACATAAAATTCCTCTTGTTATTAAAAGAATAGGGTTACGTTTTTATTAGATTAGGGAACGCCTCCTGTACTAGTTTTTTGGTTAAGAACTTGACGGGCGACTTTTTCGCAACCATCGCTAAAACTAATTCGGCATCTTGAGGATGAATCGACTCAAGAAGACGGATAAACATTGTTTCGCGTTTTATCTTATTCAGTCTGTCGCCAGGACCACCTTTCACAAAGTAACCAAACTTCTTGTGTTCACGAAGTAAGTTAGATGGTGTGGATTCTGGTTTATTAGGAGTGTAAGGCGGTGTGCCTTCGGGTAGCGTAAACTGTAACGCGTCATCGAATGTGCCACGTAATATGTCAGTAAGTGCAGGAACTTTACTATAGGTATTCAACACCTCTAGTCGTCCCTTTTTGGTTGTTTGTTTAGAAAATTCATTGAAAATTTCAAATACATCTTTTTTGATTGTATGTGCCATTTCTTCACCTATAGTAGTATATATCATTTTTTGGTCTTTGATACGTTATCTATATCAAAAATAATTAATAAAAAAAGACCCTCAAACGAGGGTCGCTGTTTTACTTTGCAGGTAAAACTTCAATGTCGATGTAGTGACTGCAATGGAAGTAATCTGTCATTGCGTCGCTCTCGTCGAAGTAATCTTCTCCGTACATTGCTTGTCTCAACTTAACTAACATCTCAACAACTTCTGGTTTGTCTGCGTAGTTCTTCTCTACCCAGTAATGGTTGATGCCTAAACCGTACTGACGTTCAAAATCATTCTCGAAAAAGTCTTCAAACATACCCGCAACATCACGAATCTTCAACTTCAAAGTGCTGTAATGTTGAACACTCAAAGTACCTTTCTGACCGAACTCTTTCAAAATCTTACGGATTGCAGGAGCACGTTCGTTCTTACGTTCTTTGTTCATAAATGCCATAATAAAAATCTCTCTTCAAAGTTAAAAACTGTGGGGTCATCCCCAACTCACAAAACCATTATATCAAACCTGAAAAAATAGTCAACACTTATTTTGAAAATAATTAAGTTTTTTTAGAACTCTTTCGTCTAGTCTTAGTCTTTTTTGGAATAACAAAAGTCCAAGTATCGTAGTCGTGTTTGTTGCACCAGTGATTGGCAATCTTTGATATCTCGTCGAACGTTCCTTCGACTTCGCCCATATCTAATGGTTCTCGTGCTGTGTGTGATATATCAAGTAGTTTGATAATATACTTACCTGTTTCTTTTGCCATTAGTCAACTTCCCATGGTTCCACTTCGTAGTTTTCTAAGTTGTTTTGTTCTGCGTGTTGCTCTGCCGCTTCTTCAGTCGCAAACGGAACCATTAACATCTGTCCTTCGACCCACAAGTAATAAACATAATCTTTCATAACGTCTCTCCTCTCAAGTAGACAAGCATTATCTCATTATAGAAACAAGAAGTCAAGACTTTTTTTATATTATTTTTTATTTTCTGACAAGTGATTAGCATGTATCTTACATCCTATAAATGCGTTGTAGTATTTGTCATCCAAGAGTACGTCATACTCAAACTGTAGTTTTGCTTCATAGTAAGAACAGTCGCCTTTGGTTGCGCATAGACGTAGTATCTCACGATGATAGGCACGTTCGCCTTTCTGTTCTTTGAGTAGTTTGAGTTGTTCGTTAGAACCATAGTACTTCTTCCAATCAGACTGTACTTTGGTTTTGACTTTGCGTTTACGAGTTTTCGTAACAGGGAGGGTTTTTGGTTTCCAGAAAAACTTCTTACCGATATACATCTTACCAGTATCGATTTCTGTTATTCTATAAACAAACCCGACATACGGTTTTAAATCATCGTCTGTCGGGTCAAAGTCTTCGTTCTTATAAATCCAATTCATGGTACACACTTCGTTACTATATTAGTAACTTTATGTATACTTATTCTTCATCGTCTGGAATCGGATCTACATCTTCACCACACATCGGGCAATGTTGTGGTTTGTTCTCGTCGTAATGTACTTCTACTGTGGTATCAATATCACAAATAGGACATTCGATTTCGTACTTTATAATCATGCAACTTCCTCTTCGTTATCCCAACCCCATTCGCCTTCCATGCCGACAACTGAATATTCAGTTACACGTTTCTCAAAGAAGTTATCATGAGATGCGCCATTCAATACCCAGTCTAACCAAGGCATTGGATTGTCTTTCTGATTGAACTTAGGTTTCATACCTAGTTGTAATAGACGACGGTCAGCAATGTGACGAATGTATTGTTTCACTTCTGCCTGTGTCATACCTTGTACTTCAAGGTCATTGAATGCTAACTCAATAAACTTATCTTCTAACTTAACAGCATTCTTTGCCATCTCATAGATTTTAGATTTAAGTTCATCGTTTACAATACGTGGATGTTCTTCGCAGAATGTACGGAACAACTTCGCATTACCTTGTACGTGCAATGATTCATCACGAATAGACCACTCAACGATTGTACCCATACCTTTCATCTTACCGAAACGTTGAAAGTTCAATAACATTACAAATGATGCGAATACAGACATACCTTCATTGAATACTGACTGCGCAAGTGCTAATGCTAAACCAGTGTTGGTCTTACACTCACCGTCTTTCATGAAGTCAATCTTATCTGCCATCTGTTTGTATTCTAAGAACTTATGGAAGTCTTCATCTGGTAGACCTAGTGTATCATTCAATAATGCATATGCACGTTGGTGTACTGCTTCACGTGAGGCAAATGATGAAAGCATGTTACGTACTTCATTGTTTTTAAAACGAGGAATCAATAACTCGTGATAGTTCTCTCCGACCTGCACATCTGACTGTGTGAACAAACGTAGTACGTGGGTGATAAATTCTTTCTCACCTTCTGTTAGTTTAGTTTTCCAGTCCTGTACGTCTTCACTTAGTTCTGCTTCATCTTCAATCCAATGCACTTCTTCGTGCTTCTTGGATAGTTCAACCGCCCATGGGTAGAGGAACGGTTTGTAAGTTTGTGAAAACTTTAATAGGGACATTTATTTCTCCAATATGGGTTTTATATATGGTGCCAATGTTTTGGCAATTAATTCGTTACCTTCATCCCATGGATGAAAGCAGTTAGTCAAGTAAGGATACTTGCTTTTGTTTCTCTTATAGTCATTACGTATAATAGTATGTTTCTTCTCATATGTCAAGTCAGAAATATCTTTTTTTAACCATCTGTTCGTTATAATATCAAGCATACTATTATTGGGGTTATAACCTTCAATCCATTGTTCTTTTGCTTTCGACATACAGAAATCTATATATCTATCTCTCTTTTGATAATGCACTTTATTCAATAATGGATTACTATCTATACTGCTTGTCATAAGTAGCGGAATGCCATAATCCTGACAGACCATTCTGACTGTATGCATCGATTGTTCAAACCACATTCTATGAAACGCAGGGTTACGAAACTCTGGCATCAATAGTCGTAAATGTTCTTTCGCACCACTACCACTTGATACATACTGCCAATCATCAAAGTCAAGTATACGTTCTTTTTCCATTTTAAGATTGAGTTCAGCATTTCTTTTTATATCAGACCATACTACAAGTATTGCTGTATTCTCACCACCATGCTTTCTACAGTATCTAAGAACTTCATTCGCAATCGCTTGATTACCAGAACCGAACTTACCATTGTTGATTACTTCAACACCAAGTTCTTTCTCAAGATAGTAACATGGATTATATTTAGTAATCATTAAGTGAGGGTCTTTCCTTTGACCCTCAACATAACTATCTCCGAATACAACTAGTTTTCGCATATACTCTCTATGTATGGTTTTAATGTTTTTGCGATAAGTTCAGAACCCTTTGCATTAGGGTGCATACAGAAATTTGCATGTTCTTTGTACTTATCAACATTTTTTTCTATATTATTCATCTTAATAATATAAGGACGTTCATCTTCATCACTTAACCAATTGTCTGTTATAATATCAAGTAAAGTATTATTATTACGACCATGTTCTATGTAGTTAGACTGCATATCGCCATGTTGAACGATAAACTTAACAACACTCCTTTGGTATACAACTTTATCCATGTGTGGAGTGTTATCTATACTATTAGTCATTAGAAAAGGTATATCATGGTCATTACAAATAGAACGTACTGAATGTACTGCTTGTTCATACCACAATCGCCATGAAGCAGGGTTTGTAAATTCGGGAAGATTTTTATTCTCCTTTCTATGACGGAGTACACTACCGCCAACTAAGAAGTCCCTATTATCCCATTTCATCAAATCTTCAGATTCTATATATGAGAAATGTATATTATAACGTCTACGTATATCAGACCAAACAATCAAGAATGCAGTGTCCGATACATCTTCACTAGCAATGTATCGAAACACCTCATTTGCAATCGTCTGATTACATGCCGCACTTTTACCTCTATTAATTACTTCGATGCCGAGTTCTCGTTGTAAATGGTAACACATGTTTTTTTCAATCAACTCAACGATATTGGGCCCGTCGTCCATTATCTTGACGACATTATGACCCTCAACAAAACTGTCACCAAATACAACTAGTTTTCTCATTACCCTTCACATGCTCTACATTCTTCGCCATCGTCTTCGATAACTGTTTTGTTCAAGTGTGCCATCAAGTCATCATAACCACCGATATATTGACCTGCAATATAAATCTGAGGTACAGTCTTAACTTTACGACCAGTCACTTCTGCGGCAGTCTTACCCACTTCTTTCAAGTCGATATAGTCAAAAGGTACACCACGTAATGTGAGTTCTTCTTTTGCAAGTTCGCAGAATGGACAACCTTCTTTCCCATAAACGATACTACGACTATCCTCCTGAAGTGCAACACGTTCTACCTTGTCTGAGACGGTCTCTGCACGTGATTTTGCTTCAGTTCGTAGATAGTATAGACCTTTCAGTCCTTCCTTCCATGCGCGTAGATGTACTTGGTTTACATAAGACTTCTCTGCACCAGCAGGGAAGAATACGTTCACTGACTGACCTTGACAGATATACTTCTGTCTGTCTGCCGCGTGTTGTACAACCCAGTTCTGGTCTAACTCTTGTGCAGTCTTATAGATTGCTTTCTCACCTTCAGTCAAGAATGGTAAGTGTTGTACAGAACCTTTGTTAGTAATAATACTAGTCCAAGTACTCTCGTTGTTCTCACCTTTCTCATCAAGTAACTTCTCAAGATAGACGTTCTTCACTAAGAATGAACCTGCACGTGTACGATGTGTGTACGCACATGCTTTAAGTGGTTCGATAGATGGACTTGTACTCAAAATAACACCAGACGATGCATTAGGTGCAATCGCAAGTAAGTGTGAGTTACGACGACCAGAACCTACACCATCAAGATATTCACCACGTTCGACTGCAAGTAGTTCTGTCTCTGCGACTGCTTCACTCTTGATATGCGAGAATACTACTTCGTTGATTTCTTTTGCTTTATCTGATTCCCATGCAACACCATGTCTCTGTAATAGAGAATGGAAACCCATCGCTCCGAGTCCAATGGATCTTTCACGCGCCGCTGAATATTTGGCACGAGTGATCGAATCGGGAGCGTTCTCGATAAAGAAATCGAGTACATTATCCAACATACGCACAAGG